TGTGCGGGCGTATATGGCGCTGGGGAGGGGGGAGAAGGCGCGGGTGTGCCGGGGGGAGATGGAGATTTCTTCCCTCGGGGGGACTCGGGACATGCGAGGGACTCGGAATGACGGGACGGGGGTGGCGGGATGACGGTGGGGGTGGCGTTGGTGAATCTGGTGGTGACGGGGGTGGTGGCGAGTGTGGTGGTGCGGCTGGACCTGGCGCCGGATGAGGGGTGGCTGGTGGTGGGGCTGCTGGCGGGGGTGAATTGGCTGGCGGCGGGGTGGGCTTTGGGGAGGGAGAGGCATTCCCGCGACGAGCGAGGGCGGATCAGGTGATTGGGTTTGCGGTGGAGGGAGGGGGGAAAGACCTGACAGGTTGAGGGCAAACCTGTCAGGTCGGGAGGACTGTCAGGTCGGGAGGGCTAGATCACAAAGTGCGTGGATACCTGCTCTCCGTGCGTGACATGGTATACGCGAGTGTACGGGTACCAGCCTTGCAGTTCGCCTTGGGCACTGACGCTGGCGGCCTCTCGCGTGAGGTCCTCGAACTCGACCAGGTCGGATTCTGCGATGGGCTCATAGTATCCCGGCTGGGGCTCTCGCACCTGGATCGAGAATCCCTTGTACCATTCGGCGCGTTGGCCGGACCAGCTCGGATGGTTTGGCATCGGATTGCTGGGGGGAAGCTGCCATTGCTCGGTTTGATGCATGCGGTCGATGGCGACGCGCACGATGTCGGTGAAGGTTCCGTAGCCGAGGCGCTTGAGATCGGCTACCTGGCGCTCGGTGGCTGGGGTGACCTGGAGGCTAGTCTGGCGTGGCATTGTGTCCTCTCTCTGCCGGTTACGAGGCCACCGGCGGGGCGCTGTGGTCTAGATGGTCAGAGCGGCCAGTGTCTCGGCGTGGAGGATTGCTTTTCCCTCGCGTACTCCGTAGTCTGCCGTGAGGTCTGCCGCGTGGTCCAGGTGCCGCAGAGTCTTGACCGTGGCTACCAAGCTCTTGATTCCGGCGTTGCCCAAGGTGTTGAGCAGGGCTTGGGCGTGTTCCGGTTTGTACTTGCGGATGTCGCGCTTGAGCGCGTCGATTTGGGCGCTGGCGTCGCGGCTATCTGTCGGCTCTGGGAGATTCGCGGCCAAGAAGGCGAGGACCACGGTCATCGGCTCGCTGTGGCTTTTCAGTCCATCGACCTTGCGGTCGATGAGGTCTTGGCGGTAGTGGGCCTGTGGTTCGGTCATTGCTGTCATCTTGTTCTCCTTGTCTGCGTCCGTCTCAATCCTGATCCCATTATATACGATTTCCGTATATGTGTCAAGGGGTTTAGGGATCAATTTGGATATCTTGCAGACTCCTTACAATTGGGGGAGGAAGACCTGGCAGGTCGGGATCAGATCCCCGGAGGGCGGGGACTGGCGCCTGCCAGGTCGCGGTGTCATAGTTGGTATGACAGTGATGACAGCTTGGGTGGTGGTTTGTGATATGTGGTGGGGTTTGGGACTTGACAGCGGTATTGGGTGGGTGTATAATGGGTGTGTGGGCATCGAGTAGGACGGTTGTTCGGGTGTGGGGTGCGGGTTGGACGATCGGCGGGTGGATGTGGCGGAGTTGATCGTTCGGGAGGTGCGCCGGAAGGCTGATGAGCTGGCGCGGCTGTTTGTATGCTCGGGCACGTTGGTGGTTCATGTGCGCCCGCAGGATCGGGAGCGACCTGTGCGGTTGGAGGCGCAGGTGAAGCTATAGGTTAGAACTCTTTTTTGGAAAGGGAGGGGGGCGGCTCGTTGGAGCAATCCACCCTCCCAAAGCACTCGCTTACATGGAGGCGGCTGAAGCCGCTACTACGAACGTAGTTCATGGACGGCGAGTGGATAGTGGTCCGGGCGTGGCTCGGGAGAGAGCGCCAGTCGGAGTTTCTCCGATTGGCGCTCTTTTTGTTTTCTGGCGATGTGCCCCATCACAAGGGCGTTATGAGGGCGTGGGTGGTATCTCCCCCCCCGGTACCACCTGCCCCTCACCTCGGGGAGGTGTGGAATGGATTTGGTTGAGTTGATGAGCTGGGAGACGTTTGTGCGGTGGTTGACGAATCCCGGTGCGATTCCGATCGTGGTGGGCGCGGTGCTGTCGGTGCTGGCAGAGTATGTGGCTGCGTACCAGGCGCTGGCCGGCAAGTGGAAGCGGGCGGTGTTCTTTGGCGTCTGTGTGGCGATTCCGGCGTTGGGGGCGGGGTTGGGGATTCTGACGCTGGGGTGGTCGGCGAGCTGGGTGGAGACGTTTTGGCCTTCGCTGATGGCGGGGGTGTTGGCGTTTGCCAGTGGGACGTTGGTGCACCTGCGCAAGTTGCCGGGGGCGCCGGAGTTGCCGGTTGATGGTGAGGACGGCGGGAGAGATTCCTCGGCGGACCTCGGAATGACGATCTAGAGAGTTGGGAGCGGACACTGTGGATCCAACGTGGCAGATTGTCATCGCGGTTGCTGGGCTGCTGTTGAGCGGCGGGGTGGCGGGGGTGATTTCGGCGCTGACAGGGGCTCGGAAGGGGCGCGTGGATGGTCTGGCCAAGGTGATCGAGACGCTGCAGGCGGACTATGCACGGGTGGTGGCGGAGAACGCGGAACTGCGGAGCCTGGTGGCAGAGATGCGCAACCGAGTGGACTGTTTGGAGAGGCAGGTGGAGCGGTGGCAGGAGCGGTATCAGCGGTTGTGGGCGTGGGCGTGCAGCCGGGGGTTGCAGCCGCCAGAGGATGTGTTGAACGGCGATGACGGATAGCCAGATCCCTCGGATGAATTTTGATGAGGCTGAGAGCTGGAGCGGTTCGGCCCGTTTGGCGTTTGAGGGCCGGGAGGAGCTGCCGTGGGGCGGGGACTATGAGGCGCTGATGGCGGAGGAGTGGCCGTGGTACGACGGTCCGGGGTGGAACCGGTGGCGGTTGGCGGCGTATGTGGCCTGGGCTTGCGCTCCGATTAAGGGGCGGTGGCCAGCAACGACTGAAGAGTTTGCGCAGCTTGTGGGCTGGTCGTCTGCACGGCCTCTGCGCAACTATCGAGCCAAGTACCATCAGATCGACCAGATGGTGCGGGAGGCAGCGCTGGAACCGCTGTTTGAGGCGCGAGACGCCGTGCTGCGGACGCTGGCCGAGCAGGCGATGGAGCCCGATTACAAGACGTTCAAGGACCGGGAGCTGTTCCTCAAGTTGACGAACGTCTACAAGCCGACTCAGGACGTGACTGTGCGGCAGGAGACGATCAGCGCGGACGAGATGCAGGCGGCAGAGGAGAGGGCGGAGGCAGAGCCGGATCCGGTGGCCGAGCGGTTCGGGGACGATGATGAGTAGGGGCGCGTGGAACACCCTCGTTGGCGAGGATGACCAGAGGCGGTGGATCGATGAACTGCCCAAGGGGAAGCAGCGGGTCGAGTTTCTCAAGTGCAAGGCGCGGCCCTGGTATTTCGTTGATCAGTACTGCCAGATCTATGACAAGGTCGCTGCGAAGTGGATTCCGTTCGAGCTTTGGCGAATGCAGTACTGGGTGTTGCGAGACTTTCACCTCTATCCTCAGAATTTGGCGCTAAAGGCCCGGCAGGAGGGGCTGTCCTGGTTGGCGCTGTCCTACAATGCACTTTATAAGATGGTCTTTCAGCCGATCGCCAAGATTGGCGTGTTCTCAAAGCGGGATGACGAGGCGGTCTACATGCTGGGCGAGGAGCGGCTGCGGGGGATGTACAACCGGCTGCCCCCATTCTTGCAGGCGCGGCGGGTCACCAAAGCGGATGGGCACGCGTTTGGGTTGAGCAATGGCTCGGTTGCCAGGGCATTCCCAACGACCGGCGGCGATGCGTATGCGATGACGGACGTGGTTCTGGACGAATTCGACTTGGTTCCGGACCAGAACGCGTTGATGCGGGCGGTGAAACCGACGATCGACGGGGGCGGCTCGATGACCATTGTCAGCAGGGCGGACAAGGATCGTCCTCAGACCCAGTTCAAGAAGCTCTATAGGGGCGCGTCAACCAAGTTGGTGATCGACCGAGATAGTACTGGGGTGTTAAGGTTCACGCGGACGGAGCGGGAGGACGGGAACGGGTGGAACGCGGTTTTTATCCCGTGGTACGCGCACCCGGGCCGGACGCAGGAATGGTACGAGGGTGAGAAGCGGGAGATCGAGGACCGGACGGGGAGCCTGGATGACCTGCACGAGCAGTACCCAGAGACGCCGGAGGAGGCGCTGCGGGCGCCGACGATGAGCAAGCGGATGGCGCACAAGTGGCTGATCAAGTGCTATGAAAAGGAAACGCCTCTTGAGGACGTGCCAGGGGCACCCTCGGTGCCGCAGTTGCGGGTGTATCGGCCCCCGGTCCCAGGGGGGCGGTACTGTGTGGGGTGTGATCCGGCTGAGGGGAATCCGACGAGCGACCCGACATCGCTGCACGTGATCGACCGAGGGACGGGTGAGGAGTGTGCTCTGCTGACGGGGCAGTTCGAGCCGAGCATGGCGGGGTTCTACTGCGACTTGCTGGGCAAGTGGTACAACAACGCGCCGGTGATGATCGAACGCAACAACCACGGTCACGCGGTGCTGCTGTGGATGTCTGAGTACTCGAAGCTGAAGGTGTTGCCCGGCGACGACCGGAAGCCGGGCTGGCTGTCGAGCAGTCGGGGGAAGGCGCTGCTGTACTCGCGCGGTGCGGACGCGTTCCACGATGGCTGGGCGGTGGTGCACAGCGAGAGCACTTACACGCAGCTCGCGTCGATCGAGGGATCGACGTTGCGGGCGCCCGAGGCGCAGCACGACGATGAGGCGACGAGCTTTTTGTTGGCGCTGTTGATTCGGAAGCGGAAGATGGGGAGAAAGAAGGCTAGGAGTTTTCAGGGTTGAGGAGAGATTCCTTCCCTCGAGGGGACTCGGGACAGGCGAAAGACTCGGAATGACGGGCTATAGAGCGGGTCTCGGAATGGCGGGCTACAGAGCGGATCTCGGATGACGGGCTACAAAGCGGGTCTCGGAATGACTGGCGTGAGGGAGCGATAGGTGGCGACGGATCTGGAGCGAGCGTTCGAGGCGCTGAAGGGGAAGCAGACAACCTACAGCAATCTGTGGAACTATTACCACGGGAATCACCCGCTGGTGTTTTCATCGAAGCGGCTGCAGAAGGTGTTTCGCTCCCTGGATGCGCGGTTCACTGAGAACTGGTGCTCGGCGATCGTGGATTCGACGATGGAGCGGATCGATCTGAAGCGGTTCGAGATCGCGGGGAATGCACAGGCGGAAAAGCGGCTCAACGAGCTGTGGGTGCGGTCGGAGCTGAGCGTGGAGAGCGATGACGCGCACCAGGCGGTGCTGGTGTGCAAGGAGGCATACGTCATTGTGTGGCCGGGGGACGACGGTCCAGAGGGGTATTATAATGACCCTCGGCTGGTGCACGTGGAGTACGGCCGCGAGAATCCGCGCAAGGCGCTGTGGGCGGCCAAGTGGTGGGTGGAGAGCGAGAGCGAGTACCGGTTGACGATGTACTACCCGGACCGTTTGGAGTACTACTCGGCCAAGACGACGCAGCGCGGGATCCCCGAGGCGGCGAAGGCGTTTTTGCCGATGGAGGAGGGCCAGGCGGACAATCCAACGAACCGGATCCCGGTGTTCCACCTGCGGCGCGGGCGCAACGCCAAGGCGGGTGAACTGACCCAGGGGGTGGTGGAACTGCAGGACGCGGTCAACAAGCTGATGAGCGACATGATGGTCGCAGGCGAGTATGCGGCGTTCAAACAGCGATTCATCATCTCGGACGCGGAGGTGAGCGATCTCAAGAACGCGCCCAACGAGATCTGGAATTTGCCGGCGGGCGATGGGATCGGGCAGGACACGCAGGCCGGGGAGTTTGGGGCAACGCAGCTTCAGAATTACCACGGGGCGCTGGACAAGCTGTCGTTGGCGATGGCGGTGATCAGCCGGACGCCCAAGTATTACTTTTTCGCGCAGAGCGGGGATCCCAGCGGCGAGGCGCTGCTGGCGATGGAGGCGCCGCTGAACAAGAAATGCGCGCGGTACATTGAGCGGTTTACGCCGACGTGGCGCGAGGTGGCGGCGTTTCTGCTCGAGCTGGACGGGATCGAGGTGGACAAGTGGGACATCCGACCCGTTTTTGACCGACCGGAGACGGTGCAGCCGCTGACGAGGTCGCAGGCGCGGAATTTTGACATCAACAGTGGTGTCCCGCTGCGGACGCTGCTGCGACGGGCGGGATGGAGCGAGGCGGAGCTGGAGCGGATGGCAGCGGACAGGCAGGCGGAGACGACGGCGCAAAGCCAGAGCCTGGCGGCGGCGTTGGTTCAGCAGCAGCGGAACTTTGACCAGGGTCAGGAGGACGAGGAATGAGCTATCCAGAGTTGCGTGAGACGGTAGAGGTGACGATCGCCAGTGGGGCGAGCCTGTCCGATGCTGCTGACCTGACCGGCGGGGCGCTGGTGGGGATCATTATGCCGGCGGCGTGGACGGCGGCGAGTCTGACGTTCCAGGGGAGCGTGGACGATAGCACGTACAACAACGTGTACAATGATTCGGGGAGCGAGTACACGGTGGCGGCTGACGCGTCGCGGTTGATCGTGCTAGATCCGGCGGACTTTGTGTCGGCGCGCCATCTGAAGGTGCGGGCAGGGACGTCGGGGACGCCGGTGAACCAGGGGGCGGCGCGAACGATCACGTTGGTGGTGAGGCCGATCTAGTGAGCAGGTTACTGCTATTGCGGAAGCGCATCAAGTGGCTCCTTCGTGACGACTTTACCGACACTCGTGCTGCTGGGTCTGTCAATGGGACGGCGGCCACGCCTGGGCCGGGGGTGCGAAATGTCACCGATCCTGATGGTGACGCGATCTCTATTCACGATGGCGCGGTATACATTGCGAATCCTAACCCCACTTGGGCTAGTTTGGCGTGTGATCTGGGTACGGTTACGCGGGAGGCTGGGCGACTCGTAGTTGGTACATTGCGGCACACCGCAGGGGGGCACGGGCCGGCGTTTGGATGGATCAAAGGCAGGCCGGTGAGTAATCTGGGCGAGAGCGAGGTGCTGCGTTTGGGTAGTAGTGGAACACAAGTGCTACTCGGACCCGCCCTAGTGGTGGACGTGGCTGCTACGGCAACTACCTACTATGTAGCAATAGTTTTGCGGGCAACTGGGGCATACCATTTCATAAGGGGCGGTGCGTTTCTGACGTGGACACTGGTTTACATCACAGCCACGGTCAATGAGGCCACATATTATCCTGGCATCGCCACATATAGCGCAACAGGCTTCTTTGATTTCAATCGCGTCCCCGACACCCTCTGGAATCGTATGACACGTTTGCCCGGGCCAACGCCGACAGCCTGGGCAGCACCGAGACGGCCGGGCCAGAGTCGCAAGTTGTCCCGGCGCGGACATGGGTCGCCATCGGCGGCGACCTGGATATCGCGTCAAACGCGGTGACGGGCGGGGATGCGGAGGCTAATCTTCTCAGCAACCCTGGTTTTGAGACAGGGGGCACTGGCGGGGATTTCAACGGCGGGGCTGAGATTGACGACGGAACGAGTGATACTTTCACGGGCTGGGCCGCGGCCGGCGTCAATGATGGCAACGGGGACAAGGTGGAGGCGACGGGGTCGGCGCACTCCGGGTCGGCCGCGTTGATGATCACGGCCACCACGGGCTCTCCGTATATCCGTTCTACCCCTCCGGGGCCAGCGGTGGCGGAGGGGTTACTATACCTATTCTCCTATTGGACTAGGGGAGACGGGACCGACCAGGCCCAGGATGGCATGTATGATACCACCAATGCAGAGTACATGTGGTCTCACAAGCTGTCTGGAGTAACCGGCGCTGTGTATGCCCAAATCAAAAAAATATGCGCGGCCCCGGCCGGCTGTACCAACGTTCGCCCATATTTTTGGGTGACTAAGACTGCCGCTCCAGGCACGGGTTATGTTGACGACGTGTCCCTGCTCGAATGTCACGCCGACTACATAGACGTATCCGAGGCCGACGTGCAGCTCGTCGCCAACGTCACGACGCCAGCAAGCGGGACTGATCCATTCGGTCTGATCCTGCGGCGCAACGGGGCAACGCAGTGGCTGGTGCAGATCACGCCAGGGACGGCGGGCACCGACTTTGAGCTGATCGAGCTGAACAACGGCGTGCCCACCTCCAGGGCCAACGCAGACGTGGACTGGACAGCCGATACCAGCTATGAGATTCAGGTATCGTGCAGCGGCGACGACATCAACGTGTACGCCGACGGTTCGCTTGAGCTGACCTATGGCACGGGCACGGTCGGGCAGGCGAACACACAATTTGGATGGTTCGACAGCGCAGACGACAACGCCACGCTGGATGACATCCAGATTATGAACAAAGAGGGCGCATACGAGCAGTTGAGCACCTGGACGCAGGGGGGGTAGCGAATGACGGCTTATAATGAGGACGCTAGACAAAAACAGGTTGACTCCTGGCATGAAGCATCACGCAGTATAACGGGCTTTCCTGTTCGCTCGCTTGAAATCGCTCCCATAACGGGGCGTTGTGATTTTTGCGAAAGAGATGACATCCCCACGTTGGGCATTAACACAAGTGGAAGTGGTTGGGCGCCTGTGTTCATTTGTTCTCGCTGTGTCAAAGAATGGCTGGCCCTGGAGGGTTAAATGAGACAATTCTGGTTCTTCACAGCAGACGGTGGCAACCGCCCACGTTTCCCGGCGGGCGTAGTGCCGCGCAGGGCAAGCTATGTCAAGTCGTTCGCGTTATTGGGCGCCACAGCAGGGCACGCGCACCTCAAAATAGGCGGCTATGCCAGGCCGGATGCGCGGCTGAGTGGAGAGCCCCTTCTCCACTATCATGATCTGATCGAGTATGGTGGCGAGTGGTACCAGTTTACTACCGGCGCGGCTGACCACGAGCACGAGATCCCTGAGTCGCCTAGCTGGTGGCTGGTGTGCGCGCTGCTGCGCGATGCAGACGTGGCGGCCTGCGCAGCTGATGCGGACATGTTCAACATTGGCGAGATTGTGGACGGGGAGCTGGATGCGACGACCTGGGACGCGGCAACTCTGGAACAGTGGCAGGCGCGGATGCTTGCCGGGCTGTACCTGGCAATGCCGGACGTGGTGAATGACAACGCCCGGCTGATCGCGTGGGTGAAAAACGTGGCCGGGCTGTCGGGCAGCGAGCGAGGGTATCGGTGTCCGGGAGAGTAGGTGCTGTAGGACTGAGCGAGTTTGACTGATGTCCGAGCCGTTGGTCGTGCAGGCAATGCGCGGGTTCAAGGCGCGGCTGCTGGCGCAGGAATACGCCGAGATGCGCGAGATGGCCCGGGCCGCGTTGGCGGCGGGATAGATGAGCGGGACGCTGCAGGCGACAGCAACGGACGCGGCGCGGAACACGGCGACGGCGACCGACGCGGCACTGAACACGGCGACGGCGACCGACGCGGCGCTGAATTCGGCGACGGGGACCGACGCGGGGGTGATTGGCACGTACGTGCCGGTGATCACGGGAGATCCAGTTATGGGATTGACGGTCAGCGCATCGGATGCACACACAACGGTGAGAGCACGATCGGATTTCCAGTGCCCCGGCGCGGCAGACGACGTACAGATCGCGCTGGCACTGGCGGCTCTGCCCAGCGGAGGCGGCCAGCTCGAGTTGAGCGAGGGGACGTTCGTGCTGGCGGCGGGATTCAGCCTCGGCGATGGGAACTGTATCAGAGGCAAGGGCGATTCGACGATCATTGACGTGTCGGGCGTCACGGCCACCGGAAACGCGATCACCTGGGGGACGTGGTCACAGCTCAGCGACGTCAAGATCGTGGGCAACGGGGCCAGCGACACGGAGGGGCGAAGGTTGGCCTTGGGCGACCACGGCGTCGCGCACCGGATCACGATCGCTCAGAACAACTATGGCCTGTCGATCGCCAACGTCGATCACGTGTCGGTGCAGGATCTGTGGTTCGAGGATCTGCGTGGGGCGAACGGTTGGGCGGCGGGATTCCACGTCACCGGAACATCGAACGACATCGTCGCGACAAACATCCACGGCGAGGACTCGGACCGGGGGATCGAGATAGAGGACGGTCCGGGCAACGTCTCGATCCGAGGCGTCCATTTCGAGCGCATCAAGCCTCTGTCCGGCTATGGGATGGTGGTGGACGTGCACTGTCACGTTGGCGGCGGAACGGTGCGCGGGGTGTGGATCAGCGACGTGTACTTGCTCGAGTGCGATCGGGCGTCGGTCTCTGGAGCGAGCGCCACAGACCAGGCGTCCGGGATCGTGTATGAGAATTTCCGCATCGACAACCCGGACATTTACACCGGGAACGCGATTCTGACCTCGTCGCAGTGCAAAGACGTCACGTTCCGCAACATTCGCATTCACAACAACACCGAGACTGAGGTGCTCGCTGCGGCAACGGGTGCCGAGCACGTGATGTTTGACAACATTCACGCCGTGTCGAGCGTGACCAACATTGCCACGTTCACCGGGACGGACATCGCGCTCGTGAACTCGTCGTTCGAGGACACGGGAGGAAACGCCAACGGCGGACTGTCGATCACCGGCGGCGGAAGCGACATCCTTCTGGACAATGTGACGGTGCGCGGCTGCATCGGGACCTATGGCCTGCGTCTCTCGACGATGACCAACGTCACGGTCCGCAACTGCCGGGTATTGACCGACACCGGCAACGACACTGCGGTCTATGTGCTCGGGTCGGTGACCAACGTCCGGTTGAGCAACAACTTTGTCGAGGGCGAGGCGCTGGCGATGAATGTGCGCGCGACCGGCGGGCGGATCGCGGGGAACCGGTGCGCGGCAGGGATCAACCTGCACGCTGATTCGAGTAACTTGGTGGTCGAGATGAACGCGCTGGTGTCGGGCTCGATCACAGACGCGGGAACCGGCAACACGGTCCAGAACAACACCTAGAGGCAGACGATGGGCAGCTTTACCGGCAACAGCTATGACCTCGGCGAACTGGTCCGCTGCTCGGTGATCTTTACTGACACGGACGGTGCGGAGCAAGATCCCGAGGAGGTGTTTTTCCAAGTCAGGGCGCCGGGAGCGGCGACTGCGACGACGTACGCCTATGGCGTGGATGGAGAGCTGCTCAAAAGCGACACGGGCAACTATTACGTGGACGTGGACGCGGACACGACGGGCATGTGGAACTGGCGGTGGTACGCAACGGGCGCCGGACAGGCTGCGGTCAAGGGGCAATTCCAGGTGAACCCGAGCGAGTTTGATTGATGGCTGAACCGTTGGTCGTGCAGGCGATGCGCGGGTTCAAGGCGCGGCTGCTGGCGCAGGAATACGCCGAGATGCGCGAGATGGCGGACCGCTGGCTGCAGGTCGAGCGGGCGCTTGAGGCGCAGATCGCGGCGTTGGCGCTAGAGTTCGACGAGCGCAAGCGGGAGGGCAAGACGGTCACAGCGGCGGCGTTGTACCGGATGCAGCGCTACCAGATGCTGAAAGCGCAGGCCGAGGGCCAGTTCCTGATGTACGCGGATTACGCGGCGGGGCGAATCACGCAGGAGCAAGGGGCGTGGGTGAGCCAAGGCCTGGAGGACCACGCGCAGGCGATCGGGCTGACGTACCAGCACTATGGCCGGGTGGGCGCGTTTTTCAACCGACTGCCGCTGTCGGCGGTCGAGTACCTGGTCGGCGCGGCGGCGGACGGAGCGCCGGTGGGGGACCTGCTCAAGCGGCGGTTGAGTTTCGACCCGCGCAAAGACAGGTCGAGCGTCGAGGTGTGGGCGCGGCTGGTGGACAGCCTCTTGCAGGGCACGGCGCGGGGGATCAACCCGCGCAAGACGGCGGCCAAGATGGCCAGCGACCTGACCGGCGGCCTGCAGAAGGCGCTGAACATCGCGCGGTCGGAGCAGATCCGGGTGTACCGCGAGGCCGGGGTGAGCCAGTATCGCGAGAGCGGCGTGGTGGCCGGGCAGAAGCGCTTGTGCGCGCACGACGATCGGGTGTGCGCGGCGTGCCTGGCCGACGAGGGCCACCTGTACGGAATCGACGAGGCGATCAGCGACCACGCCTCGGGGCGGTGCACGGGCGTGCCGGTGGTCAAGGGGATGCCGGCGATCACCTGGGAGAGTGGGGAGCGGTGGTTCAGGAAGCAGGGCGAGGAGACGCAGCGGCGGATCCTGGGGGCGGAAAAGCTGGCGGCGTGGAAGGATGGGGCGTTCCCGTTTGGGGCGCTGGTGAAACGTGGTGAGCACGCGGTGTGGGGGAAGAATATCAAGCCCACGCCGTTGAAGGAATTGGTGAGGTAGCAGAGTTGGGGATTGCTTCGCTACGCTCGCAATGACACGTTCGTAAGCGGCGCGGGATGCGCCGAAAGGGTGGGAGGGCGAGATGCCTGACGAGACCAGCACCAACAACGAAAGCGCCGGGGGAACCGGCGAACAGGGAAGCGGCGGGACGCCGCCGACCTGGGACCAGATTGTGGAGGGACTGCCGGAGGCTCACCGTACGCTCTATGACGCGCACGAGCAGGGATTGCGGAGTGCGATCCAGAGCGAACGCGACCAACGGGACAGCCTGTCCAAGCAATTGCGCAAGGCGACGGAGACGCTCAAGGAGGGCACGCCGGAGCGCCAAGAGTTTGACAAGCTCGCGGTTCAGCTCGAGGCGGCCCAGCGGCGCGCGGATTTTGCCGAGGAGGCGGTGAAACCGGAGATCGGGTGCACCAACGTCCGGCTGGCATTTCTGGCGGCGCAGGAATTCGACCTGATCGACCGTCGCGGGCGCATCAATTGGGAGCAGCTCAAGAAGGACGTGCCAGAGCTGTTCAGAGACACCAAGGCCCCTCCTCCGGGCAACGGGGGCCGGGGATCGAATAACCCGCCGACCACGATGGGAATGACGCAGATCATCCGGCGTGGGGCGGGATACCAGAGTTAACCTAGAGGCAGGAGGGCAAAATGCCTTACAACAACGTGATTAGCCGCACGGATGCGGCAGGAACCATCCCGGTCGAGTACAGCAACGAACTGATCAACATGGTGGCCACCGAGGGCAGCCACGTGATGCGTCTTGGTCGCAGGCTGGCCAACATGAGCCGCTATCAAAAGGTGCTGCCCGTGCTGTCGGCGCTGCCGACCGCGTACTTTGTGAGCGGCGACACCGGGCTCAAGCAGACCAGCGAGGTCAACTGGGCCGACAAAAACCTTTACGCCGAGGAGCTGGCGGTGATCGTGCCCATTCCGGAGAGCGTTCTGGACGACCAGAACATTGACGTGTGGGCCGAGATCCGACCGCACATCGTCGAGGCGTTGGGGCGATCGATCGATCTCGCAGTGCTTTACGGCACCAACAAGCCGTCGACCTGGCCAACCGCGATCCAGACTGCTGCGGCCTCGGCGAGCCACGACGTCAGCCGGGCCTCGTTCGACGACCTGTACCAGGCGGTCCTGGGTACGGACGGGATGTTCTCGCTGGTCGAGCAGGACGGGTTCATGGTCACCGGGACCATCGCGCACCTGTCGATGAAAGGCAAGATGCGCGATGTTCGCAGCTCGGCTGGAGTCCCGATCTTTAACCGGGACCCCGCGCAGGCGGGCTCGTACATGCTCGACGGGGCGCCGTGCTATTTCCCGACCAACGGGGCGGGCAGCAGCACCTACTGGATGATCTCGGGCATGTGGAGCCATCTGGTCTATGCGATGCGCCAGGATATCACCTTCAAGATCCTGACCGAGGCCGTGATCCAGGACGCCTCGGGCAGCATCATCTACAACCTGGCTCAGCAGGATATGGTCGCTCTGCGCGTGGTCATGCGCCTGGGCTTCCAGCTCCCGAACCCAATCAACCGGGTGCAGGAGACCGAGGCCAACCGGTATCCGTTCGCGTACTTGACGGCCTAGACGGCGTAAGCAGACCTGACAGGTTTCGGAAAACCTGTCAGGTCTCGGAAGGAGAGCAACATGGGCCTGTACACGCAGGCGCAAAAAAGCGACGTCGAGCACAGCGGCGACGTCTCGATCGAATCGGGCGGCAGCCTGGATGTGGAATCCGGCGCGACGCTCGAGATCGCAGGAACAGCGATTGCCGCGACGGCGGCGGAGCTGAACGTGCTCGACGCGGCTGTCGCTGCGGCGGTGTTCACAGTCGGTTCTGAGGCCGGGAACGTGATCAATGTGGCAGTCCAGCTCAACGATGCCAACGGTGTGGCGATGGCTGTGCGCAGCGCGCTGCCGTTCTACATGAGCGACGACGCGAATGGCGACAGCTTGGCCGCTGCGGCGGCCGACGGTGGGATCGCGATCGGCACGGACGGTGTGTTGATCGAGTGGACGGCGAACCTGGCCGGACTGGCGATCAGCGAGGCGGACGGCGACATTGACATCGATATCACCGAGAGCGGCGCGGATACCTGGTACCTGGTGCTGGTGCTGCCGAACGGCAAGCTGGCAGTGAGCGGCGCGATCACCTTTGCCTAGTACGGACGGGGCGAATTGACTGACATCGAAGGCGCTCCCCAGCAGGGAG